AGCGCCGATTTACACGAGCGGAAAATTAAGGGACCTATATGGCAAAGAAACTGAAGACGGTTACTGCAACCGGCACACATCTGGAAAAACTGAAGACACTGGCTCTGAAGCTTGCTGAACAGCTCGACAGGGCTGATGACCAGCAGGGCTATGCACAGCTTGCAAAGCAGTACAGGGAAACGATCGGAGAGATAGCAGAGATAGAAGGTTATGGATACGACAATGACGAACTCAGCGAGATCCTCGACGGCCGTAAGGCTGATGGGAAGCCAGGAGCCGTCAGAAAGAATCGCTCCGATCTCAGCTGACTCCGATGGTGAGGACGCTGTAAAGGTGCTGAAGCTTGGCGGTGTTCACTTGGATCCATGGCAGGAGAATATTCTGCACGACTGGATGGCAAGAGACGACCGCGGAAAGTGGGCATCTTCGACCTGCGGATGCAGCGTGCCCCGGCAGAACGGCAAATCCTTTGTCGTACAGGGCAGAGCGATACCGGGAATGCTTCTCTTCGGTGAGCAGGTGATCTACACTGCACATTTACAGAAAACTGCTACAGAGACCTTCGAAGAAATGAAGGCATTTTTTGAAATGCCGAAGATCAAGAAGCACGTTAAGGAGATCAAGACGGCGATCGGCAGAGAGCAGATCATCCTGAAGAACGGTGGACGAGTGAAGTTCTTAGCCAGAACAAGAAACGGCGGACGCGGTCAGCATGGAGATCTTCTTATTATCGACGAGGCACAGGAGATCGACGAGAATGCACAGGCAAGTTTCCTGCCGGCAATCTCAGCTTCTCTGAATCCACAGACGGTATATCTTGGCACACCGCCTGACCCGACGACACCGGGAACGGTATTTCGGAAGATCCGTGCCAACGCCTTAACGCGACAGACGAGCATCGCATGGACGGAATTCTCAGTTTCGGAGATAGGAAACGTACACGATGCCCAGAGATGGGCAGACACCAATCCGGCACTGGGCAGAAGAATCCAGTTCTCAACGATCAAGTCGGAATCTGAACAGATGGATCCGGACACCTTCGCCAGGGAGAGGCTCGGCTGGTGGGCACCGCTCGCCAGTGAAGAGATCGAATATGCAATCGATAAGCAGGCATGGGAAGCCTGCGTTTCAGATGCACCGAAGCCTGAGGGGAAAACGGCTTACGGTGTAAAGTTCTCCGCTGACGGGTCAGAGGTAGTTCTTGCCGGTGCTGTGACCGATTCTCAGGGCATTACAAGGATATCTCTGATCGAGCGAAGAAGTACCAGTCATGGTATCAGATGGCTCGCAGAATGGCTGAATCAGCGTTATACGAAGGCTTCCTGTGTTGTCATCGATGGGCGGAACGGTGCTGATGTTCTGATCGACCGGATCAGCGATATCTGGAAGATAAAAGACTCTGTCATCAAGCCGAAAGCAAGTGATGTTGTAAACGCCTGCACATTGCTGGTAACTGACATAAACGAAAAGACACTTACATGGTACAGACTGCAGGAGGCACTCGATCACAGTGCCAGGACAGCTGTAAAGAGACCGATCTCCGGGGGATGGGGATTCGGTGGAGAAGATTCATGCCCAATCGAGGCATGTGCGCTGGCGCTTTGGGGTGTTAAGACATCCAAGCGCAATCCCGGAAGGAAGATGAGGATCGGTTAATGGTGAAATTAAAAAGCGACATCGTACATGCTTTCGGCCTGCCGGACGAAGAGCAGAGAATGATGCAGGAGCTCGTTAATGTATTCAATGCCCATGAGCTCCCGAACAAAATCAAAGAGAAGTATTACGAGGGGCATATATCTCTGAATGAGGTAAACCTCGGCATCGCTCTCCCGGATGAGCTGAGAAAACTCGAGATCGGCTGTGCCTGGGGTGAGAAGGCTGTCGATGTACTGGCTTCAAGATCCATGTTCGATGGCTTTGTTACCTCATCCGGTGCTGAGTCGGAGAAGATGAATCAGCTATCCAAGGACAACCGGCTGATCGCTGAGTATATGAAGGCCTGCCGTGACGAGCTGAAGTACGGCTGTACTTTTGCAACGCTCTCAGCTGATCCTGTGATCGGTGCGCGGATCCGTTTCCACTCACCGCAGTCAGCAGCTGCGCTGTGGTCCGGAGAGAAGCAGAGGATCGACTGTGGCTTTGCCATTATCGACTACGACACCACCAATGATGCGACATGGTCGCCTTCACTGGTGAACCTGTACACGGATGATGCAATATGGATCCTCCACAGGGGCGAGACCAGATGGACAGCCGAGCCTAAACCGCATCAGATGGGCAGACCGTTGATGGAGCCTCTGATCTGGAATGCCACCAGTGCCAAGCCGTTCGGAAGATCCCGGCTGAAGGAACCGATCCGCAGACTGATACAGGGATATGTTCGAACCGTTGCCAATGCAACAATAGGCCTTGAATTTGCGACATCTCCGCAGAAGTACCTGCTTGGTGTAACAGATGACCAGTACGATCAGATTACTTCCGCCAAGTTCCAACAGTATGTCGGATCCATCCTGGCTTCGACGACCAATCCGGAGACAGGACAGAATCCTGTATTTGGCCAGCTGTCACAGGGCACCATCGAACCGCATGTCCAGATGCTGAGAATACTGGCAACGCAGTTCTCCGCACAGACGGGTCTGCCGGTAACCAATACAGGCGTGATCAATGACGCCAATCCGACATCATCTGATGCGATCCTGGCACAGACGCAGGACCTCGTGCTGATGGCTGAACAGCTGAATGCCGGCAACGGAGATGCACTGTATACGATCTCACAGATGGCTCTGGCGATCTCTCAGGACACCACGATGGAAGAACTCCCGGATGAAGATAAAGCGGTGATGGCTCACTTCAAGAATCCGGCAATGCCGTCCATCGCTTCCACAGCTGATGCAGCGGTCAAGATCGCATCTGCCAGGCAGGCATTTGCCGATACGGATGTCTTTGCCGAGATGATCGGCTTCGATCAGGCAGACATCCGCAGGATCAAGGCACAGGAGACAAAGGTGAGGGGCTTGCAGACGCTGAGTGAGGAATTCGGCAATGATCTCGAAGGCTAAGTGGCAGAAATATATCAAGCGACTTGCCCAGATTGACCAGAAGGCAGGCGAACTGCTCCGGGTATGGATCGAGGCAAACGGTCTGCAGGACGAGAGTGCTCTGATCGATTACGCCTATGCGTTGGCAACGAAGTACGGCGAAGCTTCCAGTGAACTGGCTTGTGAGATGTACGACTTAATGGCACGGACACAGGGCGCACTGGTGCCGGCAGCGTTACCGGCAGAGACCGCCACGGTCGAAGAGGTCGCAAAGGGTGTGATGTGGGGAAAATATCACTCTCCCAGTCAGATCCCAATGATCATCGGCAGGCAGGTCCGGCAGGCGGGCGCGGACACCATGATCCAGAACGCCACCAGAGACAGCGCAGAGTGGGCATGGATCCCATCCGGAGACACCTGCGCATTCTGTATCACCCTCGCATCGAGAGGATGGCAGGATGCATCCAGAGCGATCCTGAAGGGCAACCATGCATCACATATCCACGCGAACTGTGACTGTACATTTGCGATTTCCTTTAACAACAGAGGAAAACGTATATACGATTCGATCTACGATCCGAGCCGGTATCTGGCACTGTATGACGGAGCTGACGGCGATACGGCAGTCGAGCGCGTCAATTCTCTCCGTCGGCAGATGTATGTCCGGGATAAGGACCACATCAATGCCCAGAAGAGGGATGCTTACCAGGCAAGGAAGCTCGAAGAAGGAGAATAAGCACATCTGTATAGATGCGCTTTTTTCATGGCAACTCGTGCCTTAAACGAGGCAATGACGACCACCAAATAAGAGTGGGAAAGGAGCCTAAATGGCAGAAGAAAAAGACGTGCGGACTCCGTCTGAAGAGCCTGAAAGAACGTTTACGCAGTCTGAACTGAATGCAATCCTCGGAGACAGACTGGCACAGGAACGGAAAAAGTATGCTGACTTCGATTCCTACAAGGAAAAAGCAGAAGCCTACGACAAGCAGGTCGAAGCTTCCAAGTCGGAACTGGAGAAGGCAATCGAGGAACGGGACAAGTACAAGAAGGAGATCGAGAGCCTCCGTGCCGCCAATGAACTGAGAGAACTCACAGCCGAAGTGGCAAAGGAGACAGGCATCGATGCTTCTATCCTTCGTGGATCCACCAGAGAAGAACTGGAGGCCCATGCGAATCTCATTAAGAATGCATTCGGGCAGGCCAAGTATCCTTCAGTCAAAGATTCCGGAGAAGTCCGTGTTCCTACAACCACGAAAGAAGAAATTCTTTCCATTAAAGACGACAAGAAACGTCTGAAGGCTATTAAGGAGAACATTGAATTGTTCCGGAAAGGTTAAAGATAATGGCTGATATTCTGAAAACTGAAGCTTTTGCTCAGGACATCAATTTTGTTACTCGTTTCGAAAACGACCTCCACAATCTGCTCGCTGTTCTCGGCAAGTCCGATGTGCAGGTAGTTGCACCTGGTACAGCGTTCAAGATCTACACAACAAGCGGTACGTTGTCTGCGACTGCTGTGGCTGAAAAGGCTGCCATTCCGGATTCCGGTATCGCAGTAGGTACCCCGACAGTTGTCGAACTGACTTACAAGAAGTACCGCAACCTGACAGGCATCGAGACTGTTGGCAAGTACGGCTATGATATCGCTGTAGGCGAAACAAACAAGGCTCTGCTGAAACTGGTTCAGAAGGGCATCCGTGAATCCATCTACAATGCAATTAAACAGAACGGTATTGCTACTGCTACAGCAACAGGTGGCTTCCAGGGTCAGATCGCAAAGGCTGCTGCTGAAGTCGCCAAGAAGTTCGAAGACGAAGCTGCTACACCGATCTTCTTTGTGAATCCCGATGATGCTTATGGCTATCTTGGTGCTCACAATGTGACTCTCGAAACACAGTTTGGTCTGTCCTATCTGGCTAACTTCATGGGCATCGGCAATGTCATCATCGACTCCAATGTTCCTGCAGGTGCAGTCATCGGTACAGCTTCCGAGAACCTGGCTGTTGTTGCTGCATCCATCGGTGCTATCCCGGGTATGGAAATGACATCTGACGAGAGTGGCATCATCGCTGTCCACAACGGTGCGAAGTATGAGAATGCTGCCATCGAGACAGTTGCATACTGCGGACTTGCTGTACAGCCTGCATTCCTCGACAGAATCGTTAAAGTAACGGCGGCTGCCTAATGAAAAAGGCAACGGTGCTGAAACCGTTTCTTGACCTGAAGGAAGGTGTCTCCAGAGAGATTGGGGACACCTTTTCCTGTGAGGATGAGAGAGGCGAATATCTCAGAGATCTGTTACTGGTATCTCTTGAAGAGGCACCGGCACAGAAGAAAAAGAGATCTGTAAAGAAGAAAGAGGGGTAAAGCTATGGCGTACGCAACAGTTGAAGATGTAGAAAGAGGTTTCCGCACACTGGATGCTGACGAACAGGAAAAGTGTGAGGCATTGCTGATGGAAGCAGATGTTCTGATCGATGCTGTTGCATCGTCTGCTTCGTGTGATGCCAAAAAGGTCGCAGAGTGCAGAATCGTCAGACGGGCACTCGGTGACGGCGGAGCCGGTTCGGTTCCGATGGGGGCAACGCAGGGATCTATCAGCGCACTGGGCTACAGCCAGTCGTGGACAATGTCGAACGGCTCCACAGGTGAGCTGTATATCGGCAAGACTGAGAAGCTGATCCTCGGCATCGGCAATAAGATCGGAGTTACCGATCCGTACGGAGTGTCGAAATGAAGGGCATCACGGTAACACTGTGGACCAAGACGCAGACCGGCACTGACAGCGTGAATCAGCCCGTTTACGAGTGGAATTCGGAACAGGTGGACAATGTGCTGGTCGGTCAGCCTACGCCTGAAGAAAGGCTCTCAGAGTACAATCTCAGCGGTCGCATGATCGAGTACACGCTCGGCATTCCGAAGGGTGATACTCACAACTGGGAGAACCAGAGAGTCGAGTTCTTCGGTCATCTGTTCCAGACCTTCGGGATTCCGGAACAGGGCATTGAGGAACTGGTTCCGACTCCATGGCATCTGAAAGTGAAGTGCGAGCGGTATGGCTAAGAGTTTCAAATTCAAGCTGAACCTTGCCGGACTGAACGAGCTGATGAAGTCAGCTGAATGTCAGGCACTGATGGCTGATGCAGGGCGAGCTGTTGCCCAGGTTGCCGGGGAAGGCTTCGACAGCGAAGTGCATCTGGCATCCTATGTCGCGATTTCGAACGTATATCCGTCATCAGTCAGAGCAGCACGAAAGAATCTGAAGGAGAACACTCTCCTGAAGGCGGTCAGTGCTGCCGGGTATCCTACGAAGAAAAGGGGAAGGTGAATCATGAGTATTGAAGAATTCTTAATTGAGAAGCTCGGACAGGCTCTGGAGCCGTTCCCTGTATTACTCGAAGAACCGGAACACGATCCACGGCCTTCGATGGATCCAGCTGAGTATTACGTTCTGCAGAAGACTGGCTCGAACTGGAACGATCACATCATCGATTCCACTATCGCTATCCAGTCTTATGCCGGAACACGGCTCAGGACGATCCAGCTGAACGAAGCTCTGAAGGATGCTGTTGAAGATCTCCTGCAGTACGACGAGATCATCGGCATTGAGCTGAACTCCGATTATGACTTTACAGATACATCAACGAGACGGCCGAGATATCAGGCCGTTTTTGTTATTACGCACTATGACCTCGGCTAAACCGAGGAAGGAGAATAAATTATGGCAAATGCTACACTTGTTGCTGCCGGCAAACCGAAGATCACTGGCGGTGTATGGCGTGCTCCTGCCGGCACTACTCTGCCGACAGATGCTTCCACGGCACTTGGCACTGGTTTCGTATGCCTCGGATATGTATCCGAAGACGGTGTGACACTGGGCGTCACCAGAGAGTCTGATGACATCAAAGCCTGGGGCGGTGATACAGTCATGACCACGCAGACCGAATTCAGCGAGACCTTCAAGTTTACGCTGATCGAGACTCTGAACATCGATGTCAAGAAGGCGGTCTTCGGTGACGCTAATGTCACCGGCACGCTCGCATCTGGCATGACCACAACGGTCAATTCTACAGAACTGCCTGAGGCTGTATGGGTCTTTGAGATGGTCCAGAACGGTGCTGCCTGCAGAATCGTCGTGCCGAACGGCAAACTGTCCGAGATGGGCGATGTAACATTTAACGATTCCGATCCTATCGGCTACGAGATTACGATCACAGCTCTTCCTGATACGAATGGCAATGTATCGTATGAATACGTTCTGAAGGCGTAAGGAGTTTTTGAATGTACAAGGGTAAGACGAGTTTCGGATTCGAGTTCGAGATCCCGGAGACGGCTCTGGATAACATGGAGCTGATCGAGATCATGTCTGAAGTAGAGGACAACCCTCTGCTGTTCACAAAGGTGGTAAACCTTCTGCTTGGTAAAGAGCAAAAAAAGGCACTGTACGATCATCTCAGAAGAGAGGATGGCACAGTACCTATCAAGGCAGTCTCTGAGGCTGTCACGGAGATCTTCAATCTCTTAGGAGAAATCGGAAAAAACTCCTGACCCTTGCCGGCATGATGCGTATCGGCAGAACAGAGCTGATCTGTGACTTTGCCGAAACCTATCACATATTAGACATATGGTCGCTGCCGGCTCGGCTGGTGGCGACCTTGTCTGTCGGTTTAAGGGACAATTCACGAATTATTATGAAAATTACGGGCATGCGAGTGCCCAGAGATACATTGCTGCTGGCTGATTGTCTGGATGCTCTGCATATCCTCATATGGAAGGACACCAAGGACGGTCAGAAGGGCAGAAGAATGCCGGAGATGCTCGGCGATAGGCTCAGAGGAATCGAGAACGATTCAAAGAAAAAGAAGGCAGGAGATGTCTTCGAATCTCCTGAAGCCTTCGAAGCTGAACGGTCACGGCTGATCCAGAAGATCACGAAAGGAGAGTGATTGCATGGCTGAAATAGGACACGGATATGTGCGAATAGTTCCTACAGCTGAAGGCATCGAAGGTAAGATCTCCAAATTGATAGCACCGGAAACGGAGAAAGCCGGCAAGGAAGGCGGTGCCAGTTTAATCGACGGGCTGAAGGGCACACTGGCGAAGCTTGGTCTTGGGGCGATCGTAGGCAAGGCTGTAAAGGATTCCCTGGAAGCCGGCGGAGCCCTGCAGCAGTCCTTCGGCGGTCTCGATACCTTGTACGGTGATGCATCTGCAGCGATGAAAGATTATGCCATGGCAGCGGCACAGGCAGGCATCTCAGCCAATGATTATGCCGAGCAGGCAGTGTCCTTCGGCGCATCGCTGAAGTCTGCATTTGGCGGTGATACGGTCAAGGCAGCTGAGGCAGCGAACACGGCCATCATGGACATGGCTGATAACTCTGCCAAGATGGGCACCGATATCACAGCCATACAGACCGCATATCAGGGCTTTGCCAAGCAGAACTATACGATGCTGGATAACCTCAAGCTCGGCTATGGCGGTACAAAGACCGAGATGGAGCGTCTGCTGAAAGATGCTCAGAAGCTCTCCGGGGTGAAGTACGACATCAACAATCTCGGTGATGTCTATTCCGCAATCCATGTCATCCAGGAGAACCTTGGGCTGACAGGCGTGGCAGCGAAGGAGGCTTCCGAGACCTTCACAGGATCATTCAATGCCATGAAGGCATCACTGACCAATCTGATGGCATCGCTCACACTTGGGCAGGACATCACACCGGCACTGCAGAGTCTCATCACATCGGTATCGGCATTCCTGTTCAACAATCTGGTGCCGATGCTCTGGAATATCTTGGCAGGGCTTCCCGGTGCGGTTTCCGGAGCGATCCCTCTGGTGATCGACCAGCTGACGACACAGTTCACGACTTTGCTCGGCGGACAGTCTCTCGGTGAGTTCATCCAGTCCGGCTTTGACATGTTTATGGGATGGGTGACGGGCTTCCTGCAGGGACTGCCTGAACTGATCACCACAGCCGGCACGATGATCTCGACACTGGTGCAGGGGTATATGCAACACTATCCCGACATCCTCTCTACTGCTGTGGGAATGATCGGGCAGTTCATTGCCGGTATCGGACAGGCTTTACCGGGTGTACTCATTGCCGGAGCAGGCATGATCCTCGACCTGTTGGCGACGATCGGCGAGAATCTGCCGGAGTTCCTGCAGAAAGGTGTCGAGCTGATCGGCGAGGTCGCTGCCGGTATCATCAAGGCGATCCCGGACATCGTCAACAAGATCCCGGAGGTCGTAACGGGCATCAAGAACAAATTCTTAGAGACAGACTGGGGACAGCTCGGTCGTGATATTCTCTCGGGCATTGCTCAGGGTATCAGAAACGCAGGAAGCACTCTGCTCAACGCTGTCGGCGATGCAGCATCCGGGCTTCTGGACAGTGCCAAGAGTTTCTTCAAGATCGGTTCACCGTCTAAGCTGATGGCGGATGAAGTAGGTCAGTGGATACCTGCAGGCATTGCGCAGGGCATCACTGACAACCTCGGAAGTATCACCGGAGCGATGGCAGAGGTGCAGGATCTCGTTGCAGGCGATACAGCTGTAAATCTGACCGGGAATACCTACAGACCCGGAGAGATGTATTCCCCGACTGAGGACCTCACCAAAGCGATCGAATCCAATTCCAATGTGAATGTGACGGTCGTGCTCCAGGGCGATGCCGAAAAGCTGTTCAAGGTGGTCCGGAAAGAGGATACGAAATTCAAGACTTCCACAGGGAAGTCCGCATTTAGTTACTAGGGGGTTAAGCTATGAGCCTTACATTGTTATCGATCGGAAGCACTGACCTCACAAGTTATATCGATCAGCAGAACTGGGATGTGAACCGCACTCCCGTTTATGTCGACTGGACGGATGCGAACCATGTCATCCATCGGCATGTGAATCGGTATCGGATTTCGGGGAAGTTCAAGATCGGTTTTAAAAGCGTGACAGATGTCACGTCTTTTCTTACGTTACTGGAGAATAACAGGCAGAGCGGTGAATACTACTCTGCCTCTATTTTCTCGAATGACGACAATACGCTCCATACAGCGGAGATCTTCCTGGATGGTGTGGCATCGATCAAGAGAGACCTGCAGAACGGTCGTGTGTGGCATGCCTACGACATCACAGTCGAAGAGAGGTGACGATCGTGCTGAACGTACCTGAAGCCGTGAAGGCTCTGTTCAAGACTGACGGCATTGCCAAGAATTTTAGAGTCCACTTCCCCAATGCCGAATACCGTGACCTCACCAATTCCGACATCGTTGCCGGATCTGTGAAGTTTACCGAGTCGGTCTGCAGTAAAGAAGTCCTCCAGTTTGGACTTGCTGAGGCATCTCGGATAGAGTTCGAGTGTGTCGGTGTGCCGAATATCTATGGAGCAACCATAGAATGCTTCTGTGAGGTCGATACAAGCTCTCTGAGCGCAGAATACCAGACGGTCAAGACAGATGTCAGCTATCCTGTTTATGCCGTGCCATACGGCTCTTTTAGGGTGCAGAGCTGTCCGAGGAATGCCGGGGCGATGACGCACAGGAGGGTGGAGGGATACGGTGATGCTCTTGAAAAAGCAACACAGTTGTCTCCGTTTCTGTATTCGAAACTTTCTGCTCCGAACCCAAGCCCGTCAATTGTGCAGAATGTAGCCTGCATCGTAGCAGGCGAAACAAACGACATTAGTGATTTGGACGTTTCAACTACATCGCTTACTTTTTCAGATAACGGCTTTTTGCCGACATCTTTCACTTGGACATATAACGGTCATGATTATGCGTTCGAGTTTGACGGTAACGTCACTTACAAAGTGAGCGATAACGGAAATATGGACGTCAAGACGTTGCTCCGCTTTATCTGCAGTATTGATACGGCACAGATTGACGCTGTTTACGAAAAGGCAAATGAGTACGGAATCCCCAAAAGGCAAATGTCAAATCTGAGAGGGATGTTAGAACCTTCGCTAGCACTCGATATATATTCGGGATTATTTACTCCGCTTGGTGACCCTTCGGACAGCGGAATCATATATCCGTATTACACTGGGCTTCTTGCCGATCTCCAGTATCCGTCATCGTTCGGGTCATCTCACCTTCTTCTTAAGAAAGACGGAACGGCAGTCGAAACGTTCACACTTACACCGTATATTTCTAACGTATCAGCAACGCTATATACGTTGACAAATGCCTCTCAGGCATCGCTGAACATCAGCGTCAAGAACACTTCCAAGGACAATAACTTCTACGCTTATATCGACTCGTTCGATGTTGGTTCGCTGATGGAAGGATACTCCGAGCTGTCCGCTCAATTCCTGCAGGCATCTAGGAGCGGAGGACTCAAGAACGTCGCTCTCTCTAAGTCCTCACCAGTGACGATATCGAAGTCCGAACACTCCGACTTCTGGTTCGATGAGTACAGCATCTCTCCGATCGGCTCGATCAAGTATACCTATTACGATTTAGATCTCAAACAGGAGCAGACACAGATATACTCATTCGGTGAAGGTCTCTCTGAGTACGATATGACCGACAATTATCTGCTGAAACACTTGGCAGTATCTGCGTCAGACCTCACCGATCAGACGGTCGAGGAGTATGTGCAGAGTCTCTTCGATACGTACTTCATACCGAATATCACGGATATATCATTCATCCCTGTGGACTTGGATATGATCGGACTTCCCTACATCGAGGCAGGGGATTACATCGAAGTAGTCGCTGAAGATAACACTGTAGTCGGTACTTATGTATTATCAAGGTCTCTATCAGGTGAACAGTATCTTACCGATGCGGTAGAGAGCAAGGGCGGAGAGATCATAGGCTCTTCGGTGAGGTCAGCATGACAAGAGTGATAAACATGAGATACGGTCAGCAGGGTTCACGAGCTGAGGTCACTGGAGAGACACAGGTCGAACTGTGGAGCAATGCATCACCGACATCAGCCTTCTCCGCTCAGACGGTCACGGTCTCCGCTGACATGACGAGCTTCGACCGGATACGTTTCGACTACAAGTACACAAAATCAAGTGATGTGCGGAGCGTATTCGTTAATGTCTCAGATTTCAGTTTCAGCGGTGCGTATGAGGATGAGGTCGCTCTGGCAAGCAGACCAGGCTCGAATGCATATGTCAGGCGAGCAATCATGGCAAGCTCGACCACGGTTCAATTCACTATTTCTTATCGCCTGAATGCTTCAGGCAGTTCAACTTCTTATGCAATCCCAGTGGGGATATATGGAGTGAAATTATGAAAGTAACTAATGTCTCAACATGTTTGAATAAGCCTCTTGTTCTGACCATCGGTCGACAGATGGAGGACAATTATCGGCAGTTTGTATTTGACTGCTCCGGATTCGATGTCGAGGTCGCATCCATCACCTTAGTCCATCAGAGAAAAGGTGACGCTGCACCGTATATCGTTACAAGCGTGGCAGGCTCTGACACGCTGACATGGACGGTCTCCAGTACCGATACAGCCTTTAGTGGTTATGGTAAGGCGGAGCTTCGCATCGTCTTTGCTGACGGACTCGCTAAGAGCGCAGTGTATTCCACATGTGTTCTGAAGAGTATCACTGCCGACACGGTCATCCCTTCGGCATTACAGCCGTGGTATGATGCAATGATCGACTACATCGATGAGCATTCCGTCAGTCCGGAGGACATCGCTCAGGCGGTCGCTGACTACATCGAACAGCATCCCATCACTGCTCCAGTCGATTCTGTCAACGGTCAGACAGGTGATGTGGTGCTGACCGCATCTGATGTCGGAGCATTGCCCGATGACACGATCATCCCGACCAAGACATCAGAGCTGACCAATGACAGCGGATATATCACATCCGTTCCTGTCCAGTCGGTAAACGGCAAGACTGGTGCGGTGGTTCTGAATGCTTCGGATGTTCACGCACTGCCCGATTCTACTGTAATCCCCACAGTGCCAACAAACGTATCTGCCTTTACCAACGATGCAGGCTATCTGACCGCAGTACCGTCTGAGTACGTGACAGACACCGAACTGACTTCAGCACTCGCACCGAAAGCCAACACCGCCGACCTTGCCACAGTCGCAACCAGTGGCGATTATGCCGACTTGAGCAACAAACCGACTATACCCACCGTACCGACAAATGTGTCAGCGTTTACCAATGATGCCGGATATATCACTGCATCGGGTGCGCCTGTTCAGTCAGTAAACGGTCAGACAGGGGCGGTGACAACACCGAACACCACATACACGATTTCTATCAGCGGTAACGTGATTACTCTGACCCCTTCGAGTGGTACGGCACAGTCAATCACTTTACCTGTTTATGGTGGAGGTGTTATCTGATGGCAACCACAGTAACGTATAAGGGTCAGACCCTTGCCACGGTTGAAAATGCCACGAAGACCCTGCAGACAAAAGGAACGTGGGTTGAGGATGACTTCACACTGACCGATGTCACGCAGGGCGGTGCAGGTGAATGGACTACAGACGGTTTCATGGAAAGAACAGAACCAAGCGGTGACATTGTCGCAAACACAGTCACGAATATATACGCTCCATTTAATCACAACACTGGGATAACTTCGTTTACGTCTTCGACCATAACACAGATATATCAAGACGATGCGTTTCACGGCTGTACTAATCTGCAAGCAGTAGAAATGACAGCCACGATAACACAACTTAGGTCATATACGTTCATGGATTGTCCTTTACTGGAAACTGCAAAATTTCCTAATATGACCGCCGCCATAGGCAACGGAGCGTTTAGAAATGATACGTCATTAACGCTTGTTGACTGTGGAAAGGCTAATCAGATTATTGCTAACGCATTTAACGGATGTACACACTTAACAACGATTGTATTACGTAAGACTTCGGTGACTTCTTTACAAGGAACTAATGTATTCACAAACACACCATTTGCAAGCGGTGGCACAGGTGGCACGGTATACGTACCACAGGCACTAATCAGCAGTTATCAGACCGCTTCGAACTGGTCAACATTGTACAGTGCAGGCACATGTAATTTTGTAGCTATCGAAGGGAGTGTGTACGAATGATAAAGACCGAGAACATAACCATCAGCGGAAAGACCTTCATCCGCACCTACAGTGACCGTGGCATGATGATACACGGTGGTTCACCTGAAGCGGATTATGCAGAAGCGTTAGACCCTGCAGAGCTTGGAAGAACCTACACCGAAACAGACATACCGATAGAGGGCGAGACGGATGCCGAAGAGATTCTGAACATCCTCTTAGGAGGTGCTGAATGATTACAAGAGAGAAAGCCATAGCACTGCGGAAGTTAATCGAAAAACTGAGCGCAGACATGCCCGACAGTGAAGCGTACACCGCACCCGAACTGTTCCCAAAGTGGAAACTGCAGGACTTTGAAAAGGGAGACAGGCGACAGTATGACGGCATACTTTACGAATGTCTGCAGAAACATACAGCACAAGCGGACTGGACACCCGACAAGGCGGTAAGCCTGTGGGTGAGGGTGGACGATCCGAGCATAGAGTTCCCAGAGTGGAGACAGCCGACAGGGGCGCATGATGCTTATGCGAAGGGTGACAAGGTCTCACACAACGGCAAGCACTGGCAGTCAGATGTTGATGGCAACGTGTGGGAACCTCCGACAATGTGGACGGAGGTCGAATGATGACCGAGGAAGAGATAGAAGAGCAATCCCTGTGGAATGCTCCGGCGTGGTTTCCTCTGGGTACATACAGCAAGGGCGACATCGTCAGATACGGTGTCGCTCTTTATGAGTGTTTAGAAAGCCATTACGGCGAATCCGAATGGAATCCAGCAGATAATCCCAAACTATGGAAGCGAATCAGATAGGAGGCACCTATGGAGTTTAGAGAGAGAACGACTGCCCCGGCGGTCAATAACAAGTATTATGTCCGCACTACCTTCGGCGGTCTGAACAAGTGCATCCTTATCGACCAGACGACCGGATCGGTACTGCCGAACTGTGTCGGATATGCCTACGGTCGCTTCATGGAGTCCGCAGGGCTGAAGACATGCAAGCTTCCGACCGGTGATGCCGGCACCTGGTACGGCTCTGTTACATACAGCAAGGGACGCACTCCGAAGCTCGGAGCGGTCGCCTGCTGGACAGGGGGCACTGCCGGGAAAGGGCATGTGGCTGTAGTCGAACATATAGACGGCAGTATGGTCACGGTGTCAGAGTCGGGGTACTATTCCAAGGTCAGATTCCAGAGGAGGACGATGAGCCCTCCTTATGACTTTAACGGGCTGTCATTCCAGGGATTCATCTATAACCCGGCATTCATGGAAGGAAAGATGGCCATCCCGGAAGGACGGTTCGAAGCTGACATCGATGGCATCCCTGTCATCGGTTACGGCCAGAGAGCCGGGCAGAGACTGGGCATGATCTCGGCTGAGGGGAATCCTCCGCTCAGAGCTCTGCAGACGATCGGACAGATCGATGACCAGAGTGTCACCATCTATGCGTCTATGAATGCCAACTATTTCCAGATGGCAACGGACCAGTCGGATCCATACGGCACGCATTACGGAACCGAGATCTCTCTGACCAATCACTTCACACCGCACAAGGGCAACGTGCTGGCATATGCGGTCATGCTTGACGGGAAGAGCTTCGCAGCACCGGATAATGAGTTCTGGTATACCAAAGACGAAGTGCAGTTCGCCTGTGCTCCGGCGCACATTGCTTATCTGAGGGGCAACAAGGTCGACCTGTGGAGCTCTGCCTTCAGAGCATCCAAGGAAGGGCCTAACACCCAGTCGATGCTGATCCGGACGGCAGACAGGTTTGCTCTGGCAGTGGTCTCCGAAAAGGTGACCATCGAGCAGTGCGTCAGCTGGGCAGAGAAGAATGTCGACGGGCTCCTGGATCTCTGCTTCATGGACTCCGGCGGATCGTCTCAGATCATGATCGGCTACGAGTTTCCGGTATACACGGGCAGAATGATCCCGAACGTCCTCAGCTTCTTCAGGGCGAAGGACGAGCTGTCTCAGCATGGCGAAACCGAGCCGGATGAGCAGATTATCACGGAACCCGAGAAACCGCAGGAACAGCCTGAAACGGGCTCAGATGAGATCGTTGAACTGAGACGGGAAAACTTCAAATTAAAGGATAAGCTCGAACGGATCAGACAGATCCTCGACGAGCAGGAAGGAGAAGAACATGAAAATGGATAACAAGACTTACGATATACTTAAGTATATTGCGCAGATCGTACTTCCTGCGATCGGGACACTGTACTTCGCTCTGGCACAGATCTGGGGACTTCCGTATGGGGAAGAGATCGTAGGAACGATCACGGCGGTAGATGCCTTCCTCGGAGCACTCCTGCAGATATCGACAAACCAGTATTACGATCAGATAAACCTTGACCGGAGTGAGGGGACACACGATGAGTGAAGCGGTTATCGTGGCTCTGATCGGAGCACTGGCGACTGTGATCGGAGTCATCATCTCGAACCGAAACATGCAGCAGACCATGATGACGGAAATGGACAAGAAACTGGCAGTACACGAAACTGCATTCAAGATTCAAATCGAAGAGCTGACGAGAGAGGTTCGTGAGCATAACAATTTCGCCAAGAGAGTGCCTGTGATCGAAGAACAGATCAAGGTGGCAAACCACAGAATAGAAGACCTCGAAAGAGGAAGATAATGAAAAGGCCGGGGGATTCCCCCGGCTCTTTTTTTGTATGTCAAATAACTTAGAATCAGCTTCTCCGTGATACAAATTTGATACAGAAATTTTGAAATTGTTGAATTTCTATGGAGCAAAATGAAGGATTTTAAAGCATTTTAAAGCATTCTGAAGGGCAATAAAGTGTTTTCCTTTTATAGGTAATAAAACGAAAACCGCATAACTATGCGGTTTTTTGATGCTGTGATACGTTTTTGATACAAATTACATCAGTTTCTCCATTCGCTCCACCATGTCAGCTTCGGTCTTCTCCAGTAAATGAGCGTACACCTGCATCGTGATACCAACATTGGCATGTCCAAGATACTTCGATACTGCCACGATATTAGCACCGGATGCGATGGCATTGGATGCGAAGCTGTGGCGCAGATCGTGGATGCGGATCGGTGTGACTTTAGACCTGTACAGGTATCTCTTCCATGCTGCATCGATCGTCGACACCGGCAGAGGAGTTTCTCCGCCAAATAAGTACGGAGACTCTTCCGAGGATGCGTCTCTGAGCCGTTTTAAGGCCCCTAGAAGCTTCGAATTGAGTAACAGCCACCTGTCGCTCGTCGGGGTTTTTGTGCCTCTTATATGGACTCTATCGCCGTCAAAATCATCATACCTTATCTGCAGGGCTTCGCTCTTCCGGCATCCGGTCCAGTACAGAAAGTAAAAGTATGTCCTGTAAACCGTCAGGTCCACAGTCTCCTCGAACTGCTTGAACTGCTCCGGGGTCCATACCTGCAGATCAGTCTTTTCCTTCTTGAACCTTTTGAGGACGACCGCCGGGTTCTTCAGCTCGTAAAAATCGGATCCATGTCTGAAGATGGACTTCACCAATGTGAGAAGCTGATTCTTCGAACTGGCTGTCCAGCTCTTCTTTGAGAGATCCAGATACCAGTCCATCAGATCGTTCTTTGTGATCTGGTTGACCTGCTTGTCCATGAAACTGACATGATCCAGGGACTTCTCCTGTCCGGCTCTGGTCTTCAGTGAAGCATCCCGGTAGTCGAAATACTTCCGGGACAGTTCGGCAAAGGTGATCGAGGAAGGGACTTCCGCATTCCGCTGAGATGCCTCATAATCGAGCGCATCTCTCTTGGTGCGGAAGCCTCGCTTCAGGATCTGCCGTCTCTTGCCGGTGATCGGATCAACGGCGGAGTATTTGACGAACCAGGTGCCGCGGGCGGTGTCTTTATAGGCGGGCATTACACGCTCACCCCTTCGAATATGACATCCAGCGAGACACCGATGACATTACAGTAATCGATCAGAGTCTGAGCATACATGCTTCTTTTGCCTGATTCCCACTGGTGAACTGCTACCTTTGTCACTCCAAGCTTATCGGCAACTTCCTGCTGAGTCATTCCGGTCTTTTCTCTATAGGTTCTGAGGTTGTTCCCCAGAGCTTTGTTGAATTTATCATTATTCATGTTATCTCTCCGTTATCTACCTTCAGTATAACGCAAAGTTAAAACGGAATCATAAAAAGTATTGACAGTTAACTGACAGATAACTTATTATGTAGTCACGAGTTAACGGAAAGATAACTCAGCATAAGGAAAAAGGAGGTTAACATGAGTGAACTCAAGGAAATGAAGGACGTTCAGCTCAGCGTCAGAGCTCTGGCTGCCATGATGAAAATCAGTCTGGATGAGCTTGCTGACAGAGCCGGCATCGACAGATCCCGGATGAAACAGATCTCTGCCGGGAATGTCAGGATGTATGCCTACGAGCTGAGAAGCCTCTCCTCAGTCACCGGCATCCCTGCCACTAACATCGATGTCGGTCTGATCCTCTAATTTTTTTGCCCTCGAAGTTAACGGAGCGCTAACATGCAACGCAAAAAGACTAGAGAAGAGATCGCAGGGCAGGCATATCTCACCATTGCTGACATCCAGCATCTGCTGATGGTCAGCTGGTCGACTGCCAAGAGAATTTACACCATCGCTGACAGCTTCGATAAGGAGCTTGGAGACATGCGGATTGAACCGCATAAGGTGCGCTTCATCTCAGCGATGAAAGCCTCAGGAACGAACGTAAACGTGCTCCTGAAGCAAATTAAAGGCACTCAACAGGGATGAGTGCCATCGTCATAGAAAGGACTAGTTAATATGACTAATCGAATTGTAACATTTATCACCATCGGATTCCATTTCTTCTGTTTCTGTATGGCTCTGCTGTGGTTCGTGGGGATCGATTTATGAAGACATTCTTCGTTAACGGCGAGGAACTGACCGCCGAAGAACTGGAGGAACGTGAAGCGAACCTGCGTAAGGCGAACATGAGCCTGTACGACATCGCTGACCGTCTCGATGATCTGGACAACTTGATCTATCAGACGATCGAGCTGATCGGAGAGGACGATCCCGGCCTCACCAGAGACCTGGAGAAGGTGCAGGATCTTGTAGAGAGAGCAATGAACGAAATAGGAGACAGGGTATGACAAAGGACACATTATCAGCTCGCCAGTACGCACTGGCAGGCACCGGAGCAAACGGAAGAAACGCTTTCGTCTACATCTCCAACGAGGTGGACGGACTGCTGCATATGAATTTCGGCGGTAAGGAGATCTGGGTGAAGCCGAACGATCTGCTCGACATCATCGGACTTCTGAAGTTCGGAGATGCCTATCAGGCATCACTCGACAGAGTGAAGGAGGCAAAACATGCCAAGCACGACATGGATCTGTAACAACTGCGGAAGGGAGATCCTTCTGGAGGATCATCCGATGCTCGAAGCTGACGGCAGGAAGGTCTGCCCGTATTGTGGATCCACGGATGTGGAGGAGGTAGAGGGGGCTACAGAGCTTCAGCCGAGAATCGTCGGCAAGGTCTACAAGACAGAGAATTATGCGAAGTTCAAAACAATCGAAGGAAACCGCGATGCGTATCAACCACATCGGCTCAAAAAGATTAGAAAGAGCATCGATGAAGTCGGGCTGGTTCCTGCGCCAATCATTGTGAACGAGAAGATGGAGATTATCGACGGGCAGGGACGGTTCACTGTTTGTAAAGAAAAGGGACTTCCAATCTATTACTACATGATCCCAGGGCTGACACGTGAGGAATGTATCGCAATGAACATTTCTTCCTCAAATTGGGCGATGAGCGACTACATCAAGAGCTATGCAGATGTTGGGTATAAAGACTATGCCATTCTCCAGCATTACATTGATAAATACCCTTGGGCTAATATGGCGGTCTTGTCATATGTGTTTTCGTCCGCACCTGAGGGAGGCTCATTCAACAACGTCATAAAAAACGGAAAGTTCAAAATCGATCCGGTTCGGGCGAAAGATGCTGACAAAAAACTGGATTGGTTGTCGAACACACTCGACAAAGCAGGAGACTTCAATGGTTCCAAAGGAAATTTCATGGTAGCGTTGCTGTTCTGCTATGACCTTCCAGAAATCGATAACAAAAGGCTTGCCGAAAAAATTCGAAAACAGTCATTCAAATTTAAATCATATTCGACTAAGGAAGACTGGCTGGTTGCTTTCGAAGAAATCTACAACTACAAGAGCAAAGGCGAAAAAGTATATCTAAAGACGGCGTGGCAGAAAGCAAAGGAAGAGAAGAAAAACAACACCAAGGAGGATAAGGACGATGTCAAACGAGAAGAAGATGTTGAGCTTGAAGGCTTATTTGCGGAACCTTGAGACAGCGGAGGAGGTTGTCAATGCAGTTATCTCGGATGCAGTTGATATTTCCGAACCCGCGAAAGACCTTGTGTTCGGCGGCATCGCCTTATACCGGGATGTCGTGAAGATGTTGCTTTCTCTCGGAGAAGACGAGACCGGCATTGCTACAGCAGTCATTCTGAGCGAAATCAGGAAAAAGAAGTCCTTGAAGGACTTGTCATAAGGAGAATCATATGAAATTCAACATCACAAAAGGAAAAGTAAAGTCCGCCATCAGGTGCGTCTGCTACGGCAGCGAAGGTGTGGGGAAAAGCAGTTTCTGCTCCAAATTCCCGGACCCTCTGTTCATCGATACCGAGGGAGGCACCAAGCAGCTGGATGTCGCGAGATTCCCTACTCCGGAGACATGGACCGACCTTCTTGAAGAGATCGATGCCGTCATTGAGGAGCCGGAGATCTGCCGGACTCTGGTGATCGATACGATCGACAGGGCGGAGGTATTGCTGATCAACAGGCTCCTGCAGGAGGGCGGTGTCGACTCCATTGAGAAGTACGGAGGCGGATACGGCAAAGGCTACACAGCCATCCAGGAACGCTTCCAGAAGGACTTTCTGAACAGACTCGACAAAGTCATTGCCAAGGGCGTCAATGTGAACCTTGTGGCACATGCGCAGATGAGGAAACTGGAGAGCCCGGATGAACCGCCATATGACAGATGGGAGCTGAAGGTCTCGAAGAAGGTGGCTCCGATCGTTAAGGAATGGGCTGACATTCTGCTGTTTATGAACTACGACGTCATGGTGGTAGAAGAAAACGGCAAAGCCAAGGCAAAGGGCAGAGCCAAGCGGAAGATGCATGCCAATCACAGACCGACATACGATGCAAAGAATCGGTATGGTCTGCCGGATGACATGGATCTTGACTTCGAACCGCTCCGGAAGATCTACGAGGGCAGTGCACCGCCGAGGCCGCAGAAGGATGTCATCCTGCCGGATACACCGACAGACAGGATCGTTGAAGATCCCGGAGAGGATATCCGGGAGGTGCTGATCCGGAAGCTGGGTGCCGAAGGTGTCACTCAGGAAGAGCTTGAGGCTTGGATGAAGAAGACCGGCAGACTTGCCGAGGGCGGAACCATCATGGATGTCAGCGGAACGGCAGCACAGGCCATGATCGACAATATTGATCGATTAATTCAGGAGGTAAAGAAATAATGAAACTTGATAAGAACGCAGTAGGCGAGCGAATTGAACGAAAGATCCTGCCGGCAGGGACATACAGAGCAAGGGTAGAATCGTCGATTCACAAGACTTTTAGAAGCGGAAATACAGGCTATGAAGTGCAGTTCAGCTTCCCAGAGGAACCGGATGCCAAATGGGTATACGAATACTTTGTCGAGAATAGCGAGAAACTGAACCAGCGGAAGTTCCTGCATTTCTATGCATCGATTGGGATGGATTCCGATGACACAGACGACATGAATGACATCTATGGTGAAGAGCCACTTGTGGAACTGTACATAGAGTCAGATCCGACCCACGGAGACAAAAACAGAATCAAGAGATTCCTGCCTCTGCCCGAAACGGATGTCGAGCCCGAACCGGAGCCGGCTCCGAAGCCTGCTAAGAAAGCGAAGACCGGAGCGAAGATCACCATCGTCAAAGAAGAGGATCTTCCCTTCTGATGGCACACGCGGAGTTTACAGTCCCCGGAGAACCGAAAGGGAAAGGCCGTGTCCGGGTAACCAGAACCGGGCACGCCTACACTCCGAAGGATACGGAGATCTACGAGAATCTGGTACGGCACAGTTTTACGAACAGATATCCGGACTTTGTGCCGATCGAGGGAGAGCTGACCGCTGTCATCACGGCGGTCTACTCTGTACCGAAGTCGGTATCCAACAAGCGGAGACAGATGATGCTGAACAAGGAGATCCGGCCGACAAAGAAGCCGGATGTGGACAACATAACCAAGTCGATCCTGGACAGTCTGAACGGCATTGCCTACAAGGACGATTCACAGGTCACCGGCTTGGAAGTGATGAAAGAGTATGGAGAGATACCGATGGTAAGAGTGATTATCTTCTGGGGTGAGGACTGATGGCAGAGTTAAAAGGTGATGAGCTGATCTTATACGGCTTTAAGAGGATCATCGAAGAGCTGAAGATCATCGATGAGGATCTGAAGAAGACACAGACGCTTCTGGCTCTGTTGAGGAAGGACATTTACGAAATATCTTATGAACACAGAAAGAGCACTGCCAATGGAGGACTGGAAAAGTAGATATGAAGAGCTGAATCGGGAACTCGATGAGTTGGCTCCCAAAGGTGAAGAGATCATTCAGACTCCGATCCTGCCACCGGAAGATCCTTCCAGAGTCGAGTCTGCAGCATTCAAGGCAGGGCTGCCGGAGCCGTTGACACTGGCGGATGTCTGGGGAGACAAGATGCCGGAGGTCGCTCCGGAGCTGATCGAGGGAGTGCTGAGACAGGGTCATAAGATGATCATCTCGGCACCATCCAAGGCAGGCAAGAGCTTCGCCCTGATGGAGCTGGCAATTGCCATCGCTGAAGGGATGAATTGGCTTGGATCCAAATGTGTTCAGGGCAGAGTCCTGTACATCAACATGGAGATCGATGACGCATCTTGTTACCATCGGTTCGATATAATCTACAGAAAAGGCTTGAAGATGGACATCGGCAACCATGTCGACAATATCACTATCTGGGGACTGCGAGGTTATTCCATGCCTCTTTCGAGACTGGCACCAATCATCATCGGGCAAGCGCAGCACAACTACAAGGCGATCATTATCGACCCTCTCTACAAGGTCATGGACGGCGACGAGAACAGCAACAGCGATGTCGGCTTCATGGTCTCGCAATTCGACAAGATCGCCAGGGAGACAGGCTCCTCAGTCATCTATGCGCATCACTTCGCCAAAGGAACCGGCGGAGACCGTGCAGCGATCGACAGAGGAGCCGGTGCCGGGACCTTCGCCAGAGATCCGGATGCGATCCTGACGATGACACAGCTCGACATCACAGATCCGACTGACGCATCGAGGACGGCATGGCGGATGGAGTATGTCCTGCGAGAGTTCCCAAACAAGGAGCCGGTCAGCTTCTGGTGGGACTATCCGATGCACAACATCAGCGAGGATCTGAACGACGTACAGGTCGAGACGTCAGTCACCAGAGCCGAGAAGGTGAAGAGCAAGGCACAGGCAACCAAGCGCAAGCAACAGATCGCTGACACCATTGCGGTGGCTGACATGATCAAGAATGATAAGGGAGAGTTCATGCTGTCGGACTTCATAAAGGAATATGTGAAGTATGAGGACGTCTCCAGGATCACGGCAACGAAGAGACTTGAACAGGCTGGATTTGTTGACAGGAAGCCGGAACGAAACGGCATGCCGTCATACTGGTACAGACCTGTTAATTCCGAAAATTAACAGGTTACACCCCACCTGTTAAAGCCCTATATATATAGATTTTCTAACAGGTGGTAGGTGTGCCTGGACAGAGCCAGTCTGCTAACCGGCTTTAAGTTAGCCGGATTAGCAGCAGGCGTCCTGTCCTAACGGAAATTTACAGGTAAGACGATATGGTAAATGAACAGAAAGGAGGGCTCCCATGGAAGAGATCACACTGGAGGATCTGCAACGGTATCAGGAGCTGAAACGTGAGATCAGAGCGATAGAATACCGCATCGAACAGATACGATACTCATCACCTCCGCCGAGGGATGTGATCGGCGGAAGATCTTCGGCATCAGTCCCGTCCAACCCGACGGAGCGCAAGGCTCTTGATATCGCTGAGAAGACAGAGCTGCTGGAGTCACGGCTCCGTGAGCTGATGGTGCATCAGGAGAAGATCGAGCGGTTTGTGTACTTCGAGTGTGAGGACGTACTGGTCCGCAATATCATTGCAATCCACTACCTGGATGGGAAGACGTGGGCAGAGACGAGCTGGGTGGTATGCCGGAGCCCGAATGAATCGACAGCAAGGAGCAAAGTGATCAGATACTTTGGAGGAAACGATGACATTAAAGAGAATCAATGAAGCAAGGGCTCTGCAGTTACTCAGGGCCGGCAAGACAGTATATATTTTCAAACCCGTCAGCCGTGACGGCAAGATCGAGGAGCTTCTCGAGGCAGAGGCCTTCGGGGAGATCATCGAGGACACGGACACAGTAACGAGTGAGGTGGAACTGGATACTCTCAGGAAGCTCGTGAAGGAGTCTCAGAAACACGAAGAAGAGGCACCAGTGCCGACGGAGGAGGTGGCGGAGCAGACGGAAGCTCCGGCGATGAAAAGGAAACGGGGCAGACCGGCAAGCCTCGACACCGGAAAGATCATGTCACTGTATCGGGCCGGCTGGACGGTCGAAAGCATTGCAAAGGAAATGGACGCACCGATCGCTAAGATCCGTGCGATAACCATGCAGGAGGACTTATGACAAGACAGATCAGAGTAGTCATCAAGAGACCGGACGAGGAAGTCGGTCATTCAACATTCGTATCCAACAGCCTGAAGAATCTGCAGAAGCATGTGGACGGCTATATCGAGATCGTGACCGTCTACTGGATGGATTACGAGTTCGCCATCATCTGCAACGAGGAAGGCAGGCTCCTGGGACTGGCGGATAATTGCTGGCTGTTCGGTCAGAAGTTCGTCGGTACACTGGTCTTCTGCGGTGTGGACGGTGACGAGCTGACGGACTTACCGTTCGACTTCAGAGAATACAAGCAGATGCTCGAGGAGGTCATGGAATGAAAGAGCTGATCGTTTCACCAGTGTACAACAGCAAAGGTAACATCGTCGGGCAGGAGTACCACGGTGAACTGATACGGTGCAAGGAGTGCAAATTCCACCACGATAGGACGCAGTGCAGTATACGCATCGGAGCATGGTTCGACGATGACTATTGCAATGGCGCAGTAAGGGCAGAGAGGAAAGAAGAATGAAAGTATTTGAGGAATATATAATTCCAATCAACGAAACAGCCAAGGACTACGATGAAATGTTCATCGGAGTGATTCGCAGACAGCCGAAGTTGGTGCGGTGCAAGGATTGTAAGTGGTACTACAGAGGTGGTGCAACGTGTATGTTCTGGGACGGTGCAAACGGTATGTGCGGTGATGACTTTTGCAGTCGAGCGGAAAGGGAAGAACATGAGACTGATTGATGCGGATGCGCTTGCTAAATTCATAGACTATGGGCATCTGAATAATCCTAACGAGAAACTTTATTCGGAAAACGATATCAGAGAAATGATAGACATGATGCCGACCGTGGATGCAGTGCCAATTGTACGGTGCAAGGACTGCAAACATTATTACGCACTTAATGAAGTTCGTGGGAATTGCTCAGAATACAATTTTATAGAAAAGATACCAATTGATTACTGTTCGTGGGCAGAAAGGAAAGAAGAATGAACAAGAATGTATGCCCGATATGTAAATATGAATTTAAAAATTGTCAGTGTCCATATGGCGGCAAAGCGCATCCCGATAGAAGTGTAAGAGCAAGCGTGGTATTTGCACACATTTACCTTCTGACCGATGAACAGGTTGAGCATGTGAAAAAAGTACAAAAACTATGGAGAATTTCGTATTCCGATGAAGAAAAGGAAAATATCGTCAAGGAATTGGAATCGGGAAGGAAAGAAGAATGAAGGAAGTAATAGTGCCTGCTGATGACTTAGTTTGCCTAGGCAAAGAAAAACTGCAAGAAGTGATACGGTGCAAGGATTGTAAGTGGTACTACAGGGGTGGTGCAACGTGTATGTTCTGGGACGGCGCAAACGGTATGTGCGGAGATGACTTCTGTGGTAAGGCAGAAAGGAAAGAAGAATGAGACTGATTGATGCAGACGAACTGAAAAAGTCGGTTGATGGCACAACAATGTCAGCAGAGCAGAGAAACTTATTCAATGCTTTGATTGATAAACAACCGAGAACAGGCTATGAGGAAGAAGAAGTCAGCAAGATGCTGAATGAAATTGATTATTGGCGAAGACATTGCGATCTGCTTGAAAGCACAATAATCAAACTTGCGGTAAGGCACATGGAGCGTGACGGTTTATGAGACTGATTGATGCGGATGCGCTCAAGAAACACTATGCATGGTGGGAAGATGACAAGCAGAAACTGTTTGACTCAATCGTTGACAGCCAGCCGACCGTGGATGCCGTACCTGTCCGATATGGCAAGTGGCTTTATGGAGAAAGCGAAAGCGGACAAGATGGCTATTATTGTTCGCAATGCGGTAAGCATATCAAGTGGAGATACGGAGAAGAAGACATCGATTTCATCAGATCGTATAACTACTGCCCTAACTGCGGAGCGAGGATGAGAGATGAGTAAGTGCAGATTCTGTTCCGCAATGGAGCAACACCGGGAAGTAGAAGCAATTGCCAAGTCGTGGACAACAGAAAAAGAGAAGTCACAATTTGGCGAGTACATGACCGAATATTCAGTGGCAATTGTAAAGCACAGTTGGTACAAGAAAAATGGAAAACGGTCGGGTGGTAGAACCACTGACTATAGATACAGAGGGTTAGGCTATGCGCTCAACTATTGCCCGGAATGTGGGAAGAGGATGGATGCAGATGATTAGCTTTGTTCTAGGCATGATTGTTGGTGGAGCGGTGGCGGTGCTGTTCCTTGTATGCTTCCGCATGGAAGAGTGAAGTTGCGCGCTCTGCACGAATACCGTGCCGTACAATGGTAGCATAAAGTTTCAGGCGATCCGGACAGGACCGCCTTTTCTATTAAAGACACCACGGCACAGGGATGAAATTCAGTCTCCGTTTTCGAGATCAAGAAGCCGGGCCCTGTGCTTTTATTTCTCACCCGGCTTCTTATTTTCTTTCTTCTGAACCGCCGACCTCCTATTAGACAAAGGTCAACCGTCCGGCGGTTTATGCAAGGGCTGCTTCACCCTTGCTGTTGTTTTTGGCGGTTGACCTAAGTAGAAAGATATGGCGACAAATCCAAGATACCGTAACGGCAACCTCCGGAGAAAATACCGGGCCCGGTTCAAGGCCATGCAATGCGAGTGCGGTATATGCCGTGGCCGTCTCGGTCCGATCCATTATGACGAGCCATCAGACGCTCAGCATCCTTTGTCGTTTGTAATAGATGAGATCCGGCCCGTTGCTCATTGGAAGATGCACGGGTACTCTTCTCCTGAAGCAGCTGCTCAGGACTGGTCGAACCTGCAGGCAGCGCATTACATCTGTAATTCGATGAAAAGTTCGAAGGAAAACTATTTTTTTGAAGATAAGGCTCATATCAAGAAGGCGTTCATCAAGGATGGCGATTGGTAGGTGGGCAGGGGACCCTCCCACGGCCACACGGCGAG